GAATTAGCTACACAAAAGCAAGAAGTATTTGATTATGTAAACCTATCCTTAGGTGGGGGCATGGTTGATGTTGAGCTAGATCCAGCTCATTATGAAGAAGCCCTTAAAAAAGCACTTGCTAAATTTAGACAACGATCTGATAATTCTGTTGAAGAATCGTATTTGTTCTTACCTACAGTAATCGACCAGAATACTTATATTCTACCACAAGAAGTTGTTGAAGTTAGACGTATACATAGACGTTCAATAGGATCACGTACTGGTGGTGGAGATGGTGGTACATTATTCGAACCATTTAATTTAGCATATACAAATACCTACCTATTAGCAAGTACAAATATGGGTGGGTTATCTACATATGAATTGTTCTCACAATACCAAGAACTTGTTGGAAGAATGTTTGGTAGTTTTATTGAATTTAAATGGAATACTACAACTAAAGAATTAGTAATATTACAACGCCCTAGAGCCCAAGAAGAATTACTATTATATGCTTATAACCATCGTCCAGATAGTGAATTATTAAAAGATTATTTGGCTACACAATGGTTAAAAGACTATACACTCGCTACTTGTAAATATATGCTTGGTGAAGCACGAAGCAAATTTGCCACAGTAGCTGGTCCACAAGGTGGTACATCACTTAATGGTGATGCTCTAAAAGCCGAAGCTATTGCCGAAATCCAAGCACTTGACGACGAACTTAAAACACAAGTCGCAGGTGGCCAAGGATACGGCTTCTCAATTGGTTAAAATCAACTCTTGACATTTACATAAATTTCCCGTATAATATAAACATTATATGAGGAATAATCAAATGGTAATTGGAATCTGTGGACTTATTGGTTCAGGCAAAGATACAATAGCAGATTATTTAATTAACGAGCATAACTTCCAAAAAATCTCATTTGCAGATAAGCTAAAAGATAGCGTAGCGGCAATGTTTGATTGGGACCGTGAACTACTTGATGGTAAAACTATTGAAAGCAGAGTTTGGCGTGAACAAGTAGATACATACTGGACTAATGAGATAGGGCGTGAAATCACACCAAGACTAGTATTACAACTGTTTGGTACAGAGTGTATGCGTAACGGATTTTATGATGGTATATGGGTTAGCTTAACTAAGAAGAAAATCCTAGATAATCCAGATCTTAACTATGTTATTCCAGATACACGTTTTCCAAATGAAGCTAAAATGTTATATGAAATTAATGGTGAAGTTTGGCGTGTGAAACGTGGTCAAGATCCTGCTTGGTTTAGTGAATATCGAGAATTAGGTGTTGAACCTATTGACCAGCACCCTAGTGAATGGGCTTGGGCACAAACTAAATTTAAACATATTATTGATAATAATGGTACTATTGACGAGCTTAAAAGTCAGGTACTAAATCTCCTTGCTTCCAAGTAATACCTACTTTATATAAAATCTTACTACAATTTGCACAAACAGTTTTTAAGTTTGATGTACGAACATTATTAAGATTCCCATCTACATAATAAACATGAAATTGTTCTTTATGTTTACTACGAAACGAACACTTATCACAAATATTCTTTTTACCATAACCAGCTAATTCATACTTAGATGGTCCACGTTGTTTGCCACCATGCTTGGCACAGTTCTCACAAAGGCTCCTATAATAAGGAACACCCTTCTTATAATAATTAAGTGCTACCGGCTTTTTACCGCATTTGCATAAAGGCCTCATAGTAATATTTATGCCTCCCCTTTTCAAATCCCTTTTGTATCCTAAATTAGCGTATCATTCTGAGGCGTTTTTGGAGAATCGAACTAAATACTAACAATAAGATGACTATGTCCAACGGGAGAACATACAATGGCTAATTTAGTATCACCAGGCGTACAAGTTCAAGTTATAGACGAAAGTTTCTATACACCAGCTGAACCAGGTACAGTACCTATGATATTCTTTGTGTCTGCACAAGATAAGACAAACGGTGCAGGAACAGGAACGGCTACAGGTACAACACAAAAACAAGCAGGAACACCATTCTTGCTAACATCACAAAGAGAATTAACAGAAACGTTTGGAGATCCAACGTTTTATACAGATACGAATAACAATCCAATTAATGGAAGTGAACTTAATGAATACGGCCTACAAGCGGCTTATTCTTACTTAGGTGTAAGTAATAGAGCTTGGGTAACAAGAGCCGATATAAACACAACTGAGTTACTTGCTTCAGCAACAGAGCCTGCGGCAGATCCAGCAGATGGAACACATTGGTTTGATACAAAAAATACACTATGGGGCATATTTGAATGGAATTCAAATAAAGCGACTGTTACTGGTGGACAATCGTTTACAAATAAAATCCCAACTGTAATAACAGATATTACAAAATTAGTAGGTGGAGTAGCAACAGGAGAACCTAAAACATCCGTTGGCGTTGTAGGTGATTATGCTGTTGTTGCCGCTACAACTTTAAATAAATTATATTACAAAAACTCAAAAGGGGCTTGGGAAATCGTAGGCACTAGTGCCTGGATCGGATCCCACGCAACAGTAACAGGAACAAACAGTAATCCAACTTTAACTATTAACACTAGTTTTTCAGTAAAAGCTGGAGTGAACAATGCAGAAACAGTTGATATAGCTACAGGAACTTCTTTAGCAGATTTGAAAACTGTATTCAATGCTATTGCAAACTTGGCGGCTCAAGGTGTAACTTCAGATGTTGTTGATGGTAAATTTGAAATTTACTCAACAGGAGATGATCTTGTATTAGCGGCAGTAACAGGTTCATTACTTACAGATGTTGGATTCACAGCAGGAACTTACAAAGCACCAGCTTTGCAAATTTCACCACACACTGATGTACCAGAATTTAAAAGCACTGATACAGCACCAAGACCATCAGGGTCTATTTGGGTTAAAACTACACAACCTAATGTAGGTGCTCGCTTTAGAGTTAAAAAATTCAACGGAACTACGAATCTTTGGGAAGATATCGAAGCAACGCAGTACACAGACAACCACACAGCTTTGTTTAATTTAGACAAAACAGGTGGCGGTGTAAATCTTACAGTTGGTACTTTATACGTTAATTATAATAACGGTGAAGTTGATCCAGCTATAGCAGATTTTAAAATTCACAGACGTACTAATGCAGGTTCTACAAGTATTACGAGTTCTATAATTACAACTCAACTTACAGCAGGAACCCATGCAATTGCTATTCAAGAGTCAATTGTTGGACAAGCGGCTCTAAGTGCGGCAGTAACAGTTAGTATTACAACAACAGGCGCATCAAGTGATGCTGACGTAGTTGCAGGGGAAATTAACTCCGCTGGATTTACTAACATTGAAGCTTCAGTAGACGCTTCAAATAGAATTATTATTTCACATAACGACGGTGGCGAGTTCCGTATTAAAGATTCAGTTGGTGTTGCCATACTTGGATTGGCAGGATATGCGGCTTACGTAGATGCTAATACAGGAACACCTAACTTATACACTATACCAACAGGTGATAGTGCAAACAATGATTTTGTTGCAAGTAACTGGCAAGTATTAACATATACAGCTTCAGATACTGCACCAACTGCCTTAACAGTAGACGGCAGACTTTGGTACAGCTCAATTGTTGACGAAGTTGACATAATGGTACATAATGGTACTACTTGGGTAGGATACCAAGATGCTACTAGTCCGTTTTATTCGGTAGTTGATTCAGATAAAACTGACATAGCAGGACCAATTGTTTCAGCAACAGAACCAACTTTACAATCAGATGGAACTGCACTTAAAAACGGTGACATTTGGATTTCAACAGCAGATGTTGAAAACTATCCTAAAATTTACAAATATAATGGAGCTACTGCCAAATGGGTACTTATTGATAACGGCGATCAGACAACTGAAGACGGTATTTTATTTGCAGATGCACGTTACAATACAGCAGGTGCAAATTCAGATGAAGCAGGAACTATTGCGGCACTATTAGTAAGTAACTATCTTGATACTGACGCTCCAGATCCAGCACTATATCCAAAAGGTATGTTGCTTTACAATCTACGTAGAAGCGGATTTAATGTTAAGAAATTTGTTCGTAACTATGTAGACACATCAGCTTTTAATATTAGAGGTCCTAAAGTTGGAAATCCTCTAGAAGATGAGTCACAATCGGCTTACTATGCACACCGTTGGGTTACTGAATCAGCTAACCAAACAAACGGTTCAGGTAGCTTCGGACGTAAAGCTCAACGTAAAGTTGTTGTACAAGGACTTCAAGCAC